GCGGTGACGGGATGATGGCTTCAATGTCGAGACAAGAGAGCGTAATGCTTAAAGTAATATATAAAAATGATTGCTGGTACGTACTCAATGTAGACATGAATTGGCTTTATGGTCCCTACATTGATAGGCAAAGCGCGCAAAGTGCTATCGACGAGCATCGTATTAGGCCGATTTTTCCGGGGCGGTGACGCGGTGACGGGATGATGAGTGAAGACAATCACGAGCTTTACGGCGACATCAATAACGATCTTCGTGACCGTCTGAAATGGGAACATCGCCAGATCATCTGGCAGAAGATGCGCAATCTGGGCATGGGGCGGGTCAACCGCCCGTGGCCCGGGGCGGCCAACATGCACGTGCCGATCGCCGACACGATCATCAACAAGCTCAAAGCCTATTATATAGTGTGGATTTTCGGGCCTGAACTGCTGGCTAGTTTCTACAGCCTTGATGACCAGGGCGATTCGTACACTGACGCTTGTAGCCAATGGTTTGATTACAAGGTGCGCGAGACTTCCAACTTCAGTGACCAGGTCATTTGCGCAGTGGACAGTTGTTTGCAGAACGGGATGGGCGTGATTAAGACGTATTGGGACAGTCAAGCCGAGCGGATCGCTTATGCGAGCGTGCATCCGTATTTCGTGATCGTGCCGCCCTACGCGACTTTTGATTTTAACCGGAGCGAACGCGTGGTCCACGTGATGCAATATTCGGAAGCCGAATATCTGCGCGACGCCGAAGCGAAGGGCTTTAACACGGATGAGTCTTATATAGAGAGCATCAAAGGCGAAGGGCGGCCGGACGACAAATACGAGCACTACCGCTACATGGCGGAAGGCTTGAGCTATGTGCGGCTTAAAGACCTGATCATTTTATGGGAAGTATACCTGCGCCAGACTGACGGGCAGATTCTGGTCAAAACGTTCAGTCCGCTGCAGCCCGATGAACCGGCTCGGGGCGATTTCAAGCTGCCCTACGATCACAAGCAGGTGCCGCTGGTGATGTTGCCCTACGAGTTGACTGATGGCGGTTATTACTCCAGTCGCGGGATCTGTGAACTGACCCAGATGTATGAAGCGAGCGCCTGCAAAACCTGGAATGAAAAGCTGGATTTCATGTCGATTGCCAATCGGCCGGTGTTAAGCAGCCAGGGCGGGAGCATTAACGCGCAGAACATCCGCTGGGAACCGGGAGCAGTTTATGACTCAGTCTTGCAACTTGTCCAGCAGCCGGGCCCGCCGGTCTCCTTCGATGAAGAGATTACCTCGAACAGGAGCATGGCGGAACAGCGAGTGGGGATTCCTGATTTCGGTGTGGCTGGCCCCAATCAGCCGACGGGCAATAAGACGGCAACTGAAACAAATGTCATCACCAACGTGATGCAACAGACCAACGACCTCAGGGCGCGGATCTTGAAAAGCGCGATGAGTCGGGTCTTTGAACAGAGTTGGAGTCTGTTGAGGCAGTATGATCGCGCGAGTTTGGATTACTTCTGGCGCAAACAACGGATCAATCTCCCTGATGCGGCATTTGACAATAAGTACGTGTTGCGCCCGAACGGGAGCGTGGATGGATACTCGAGGGAACGCGAGATCCAGAAACTGATGCAACTGCGCCAGTTGAGTGCGGGTTCACCCTGGATCATCACCCCGGAGATCGATCGGAAGATTGTCGAACTCATGGACGCGCAGTGGGTAAGCGATCTGTACGAGGAACCGCCGCAGGTGACTAGCGACCAGCAAGAGAAACAGGCGCTTGAGAACTCCATTATGATCGACGGGTTTGAGCCGCAGGTGAAACCTGACGACGATCATTTGGTGCATCTGCAGATGATTGACGGGTTTATTGGGTACAAGGGACAACAGGGAACGCCTGTGCCGCCGCCGCAGATGGCGCTTTTGATGAAGCATATGGGGATGCACATTGGGGCGGCCCGGAGCGACCCGCAATACTGGAAGGCGCATGCGCAAGAGATCCAGCCCTTCATCCAGAAGATGCAGGACACGATGAAAGGGTTGGCTAAACAGCAGGCGGCACAAGCTCAGGCGCAGATGGGGCTAGCGAATTTGCGCGGTGGTGGTGCGTCTGCCGGGATGGGCGGTCAACCGTCTGGAGGCGGTTTGATGCCGAATGCGTCGGTTCCGGCAGCACCGCCGCAAGCGCCTGTGCCGGGTGGGCCGATGGCAGGTCAACCGAATGTGCCCCAAGTGCCTGGCGGCAACGGCAACTTACCGATGGGATGAAAGCGCGATTTTTAATGTCGAGACAAGAGAGCGTATCTGCGCTGTTATCGAACCATGATGGGTAACGCGCGTGAACGGGCTCCTGGGCTGGGTGACCAGCCCCTCGACGCCATTTTAGACGCTTGAGCGCTGCAACGGAACTTACCAATGGGATGAATCCTTTTCATATAGAGAGCGAGGCAAAGAACCTCAAACGGCTGCTGGATGAGAACAGTAATAATCCGAAGATTTGGGGTAGTGACGATCCTGACCTGAACGAGGTAATGCATCAGTACGCTTTATTGACTGAAGCTTCCGAGCGTTTACTTGCGGCGATTGTGGATGGATACGAGAGCGAATTGAAGGAATGTCAGGAATTTTGCCAACAAACCAAGGATTGGAAAGTTCTGGTTCCCACGATATGAAACTGATTCTCAAATGGTACATGCGCATGATTCTGTCGCGGCCGATCATACGTGCGATTGACTGGACGACTGAGGAACGCAGTGCGTTTGATTCGTTTTGTCACACATCCTGTGGTATAAAGCTTTTTGAATTTCTGCGTCAGATTGTCGCGAACGCGACGTTCAATGCCGTTTACCAATCTTCGGTGAGCGCGGAATGCTCGCGGGCGCGCGGGATGCAGGATGTACTGGCTGTTTTACACAAGCTGCGTGTTTTCCCAGTTGAACAGGAGGAGAGCAGTTTTAGCGAGCTAGTAGACAGCGAACCCCCGGATCTAAAGGCCAGGCAACAAAAAGCCGATGCTTGGCGTCCGATAGGCGGCCGGGGGGCAATCGGCTAGCGAAAATGATATGCCAGAGGAAGCCAGTGCGGTAGCGGAAGCGCCGAGTCAGGTTCAAGAACCGAGTTCAAGCGGTGGGAGCGACGTCTACCATCACAAGCTTGGTGAGAGCAACGGGAGCGAGAATTCTGCAGCTGGCGATTCTGAGAGCAATGGACGTAAACCGGCGCAACCTGAAGGCCAGAAGCCCAAGGAACTGAGCCGGTACGAGCGGACCAAGCGCGAGCGGGCGGCTTTCCGGGCTGAGCGCGAAGCGTTCCAGCGTGAGCGCGAAGCGTTTACCAAGGAACGCGCGGCAGCGGAGGAAGCTAAAAAACCCAAGCGCGATTACAGTCTGGCTGAGCTAAGGAAGTACCGCGGCGAATGGGAACGCGAAGGCAAGTATGATCTTGTCGAGGCTGCTGACAAAGAGATCGCGGTGATCGAAGCGGAAGCTGCGGCTGAGCGCAAAGCGCGCACGGTCGAGATGCCGCCGATCGGGAGTCCGGAGCACAGAAGCCAGTGGGAAACTGCAGAGCGCGAACTCTATCAGGCTGACCCTGAGTTCATGCGCGCTGGAACCCGGTTGGACACGCGCCTGCGCGAGATCATGGGTGGCGAGGATGGGAACATCTATCGCCAGCACCCCAGAGGAATCATTGCGGCATATCACCGAGCACGAATGGAGTTGCTGGACGCGGATGTTCAAGCGCTCCGAAACGAAAATAACAAGCTGAATAACGAACTGAAGCGCTACCAGGGTTTGACCGGTATCGGAGCGGGTTCACCTGCCCGGGTGGGCAGCGGATCACGAGTTGAGAGTCTAGGCGATTTTGAAAGACTTTCGACCAAAGACATGCGCACGCATCTGCTCAGGAACGCGGACAAACACGGGGTGCCTTGGTTCTAGTTGAAACAATTATATGCCTCCTCCTGTTTACGGGGCTGTCACCACAACTGACAAAGCCTCTGAGTACCGAATCTATTTTTCCAATAAACTTCTAGAGCATCAGATCCATACGCTGCAGCTCTATGAACCTGCCTACAAAGCCTCTATTCCGAAGGGTCAGGGCAGTAAAACGATAAGAATGTTCCGCAGCCCGCCTGCGGACGTCGCCAACGTCATTACCTTGACTGAAGGCACGCCACCCTCCAACGCGCCCTACAAGCTGGTGTTCGAGTTTATCACTCGCACCCTCCAACAGTATGGCGGATACGCGCAGGTTAGCGATATCGTTGATGAGACCGAGTTTCTCAACACGGGCGAAGCGCTCATGGAGAAGTTCGGAGAAGAAGCCGCACTTTGGTGCGACGGTCTGATCAGGGATGCGTGCATCAACGGGACCACGGAAGAACCGACCAAGTTCCAGAAGCGCTACGCGGGCACGGCGACTACGTTCGCGACCTTGAACGGGTTGACCGCGCAGCAGGGCCGCTTCTCGAGCGACGACCTGATTGATGCCTGCACTGAGCTGCGGATCAACAAGGCCAAAGAGTACGATGACAACTGTTTCGTTGCCGTAGTGAGTCCGGAGCAGGAACGCGATTTAGTCGAGGAACAGGGCAGTGCCTGGACGTATGCAAGCGCGTTCCAGAAACCTGATCAGATCTGGCGCGGCGAGATCGGGCGTTTGTTCGGGATCAAGGTGCTGCGCACGACCAACTCCTGTTACCAGAACGGTGCGGGGACCGAAGGGACCAATGTCAGCGGAGGCAACATCATCGCGGCACTGGTGTTTGGTAAAGACGCCTTTGCGGTACCGGACTTGGAAGGGGAGAACCCGCCGAAACCGAAGGTCAACACCATTACAGAACCGGATTCGGCTAATCCATTCAATCAATTTTACACCTACGCGTGGAAAACGTTTTACAACGCAGTGTGCCTTAGTACATGGAACGGCGTTGTATTGCAGACACTGAGCGCTTATACGCCGACTTAAAGCGATGAAGGTATCTTTATTGGTATTGGTTTGGGTAGGTCTTTTATTGGTTGGGGTGCGGGCGCAGAGTCCGCACTTTGTCAAAGGGCCGAGTGCTTCGATTGATGCGGCTAGCGGTGATTACACGGTCAGCTTCAAAGAAGCGGGACTGGGCAATAGTCCGGTCACGTTTTCGCTGACTGCGCAGACGGAGCATTTCACGTTTCAGTGTTTCACGAAAAGTCATAACACGCCCAACGGTGCGCCGAACGGGGTGAGTTTTTCGGATGAGAGCACCTTCGTGACATTGCAGCCGCGCAACGGGCAGATCACCGGCTCGATCAGTCTGGTGCCGCAACAGGATGGCGCGGATTGTCAGGGCAACGGATTGTTGTTGTTTTTAATCGCTGCCGCGTATGACGGAGTGCGCTTTTGCGATGTGACAAACAATCTATGCCAGGACATGCCGAGTCTGAGTGTGAGCGGAATACAGATTGGACCATTCTAACAAGAGGAAAATAATGGCTACGATAGCGATTGGGATTAGTCCGAAAGCGGGAGGCGGGTACAGCGCTGATGTGCCGGTTAACGCGCTGCAGGAGGACGGTGTTCCGCCGGAGGAGGGTGACAAGGTTTCCTTCAGCGTGGACGCGACGGTGAAAAGCGTGAGCGGGGGAACCGCCACGCTCGACATCGACGCGATTAACGGCGAACCGGTCAGTGAAGAGGCGGCCGAAAGCCCGGAGGAAGAAAGCCAGGAGGAAGGCCAGGAAGGCGCAGCGCCACCTGGGGCAGGCGGGGGTCCGAGCGGCGCGGCAAGCGGTGCGGACGGGATCGGACGTCCGTTAGGCGGAGCGCCGGCGCGGCCTGCAGCACGGATGCTGAGTTCCAAGGGTGTTAGACCGGCATTAGGCGCGATGATGACGCCGACCGGTGAAACGACGGGAGCGCTGGGTGCGCGTTTAAAGAAAGCGGCCCGCGGGCGGGCGATGCCTTTTTAACGCCAAGTGCAGATCATTTCACGCGATAAACGCAGCGAGAATGAGCGACGGAAGAAGGAAGATTCCGTCGTCATTCTTAAGCATTACTATAATAGAGAGATTCG